CCGGATGATGTGCGTCAGGTTGCAGAGCCGCTTGCGCGGCACGAGCGGGTCGAACGTGGCATCGCTGCCTTCCGGCGTGGCCTGCACGTCGGCGTTCCCGTTCGCCGGATCGCCGAAGTCGGCGAGGATGTCCACCAGCCACTCGTGGCTGATGTTGTTGGCCGGAACCTTCTCGAACGAGGACAGCATGAGCGTGTCCATCGGCGAGATGTTCGTGATGATGTCGAGCAGGTCCTCACGGTTTCCCGTGCCGACATCGAAGGAGTTGAGCACTCCCAGGCTTCCTACGAATGGCATCTGGCAAGCTACCTCTGTTGAAGGGTTAGAGGCAGCCCCCAGGGGCCACGTCAGAGCAGGCCGAGTCGGCGCTTCAAGTGCTCATGCACGAGGTTCATGCCAGCTTTCTGCTCCGAAGGATCGCTCGACGCGCGCAGAGCCTTGAGGCGCTGCGCTTCTTCGACGAGTTCGGCTTCCGGATCACTCTGCTGGGCTTGAGGCTCGGGCTGGTAGCGCGGGCGCTGACCCATGTTCCCTGGCGGGACCACTGGTGGGACTGCCGCTGCGCTTGCCACCGAACGGGACATCAGCTCGTGGGGCTCCGCGATCGCGCGAAAGGCTTGCTCGATCGAGCAGTGAGGATTCTTCCCCCTGAACATGTCGATGAGCGGGCCGTGGATCTGGATGTCGAAGGCCGGGTAGTCCTCGCCGAGACGCATCATCTCGGCCTGGACGTTGTTCTTCTCGATGGATTCGAGCCGGGGCGCGAGCTTGCTCACGATCCGCTGCTCCATGCCTGAAAGGGCCTCCTGAATCCTCGCGTCCTGCATCACCTGCAACCGGGTTTCGGGATCCAGGTGTTCCAGGTTCGACTGCACGAGCTGTTCGTGCTGCCGTGACAGCATCTCCATCCTCTGCTGCATCTGGGCGAGCGTTTCGCCCTGCTTGCGGCCGAGGTCGAGAAGCTGCTGGTTCTCCTGCTCCTTCGCCTTGAGTTCAGCGATGAGTTCGCGGATCCGACGCTGTGCGTTGTCCGAGAGCTGTTCCTGTCCGGGCTCCGGCGTCGGCTGGGCTCCTTGTGCAAGAGGTGGCGCCTGACTCCCGTCGATCATCTGCTCGGTGGTTCCTGCCACGGGCTGATCGCCGAGCACATGAGCATCCTCGGCTCGCTGCTGCTGGACGATCTGGCTCATGTAGGAACCCTCGGGCGGAGGGGGAGCTGGCGGCTTGCCGTCGGGACCAACCGCGACAGGTGCGTTGTCTGCAACCTGACGCCCTTCTTGCTGGAGGCGCTGCCTCAGCTTGAGGGCCGCGTTGTCGGCGCGCGCGGTGAATTGGCTCTGAGGTTGTTCTCCTCGTTCGTTCGCCATGATCTTCTCCGGCGGCGCACGACCCCCGCCTCATGTCTCGTGCCCGGCCACGAACCCGACTACGTGGAATGGAGGCGGTAGTCCGCCAGCCAGCTCTGCCCGAGCAGGGTTAGACCTCGTTCTCGCACCGCTGTCGCGGACAGCTCAGGAGCCGTAGCCCTTGATGTTCTCGTTCGAGCCGTAGCCCGTGGGCGCCGACATCCAGAGGTTGTTCGTGCTCGACGCCGGGTAGCGCGAGCGCGTCTTCGAGCCGAGCGCGCCGCTCGTGGCCGACATCCCAGCCGCACGGCTGAGCGCCTGCCTGTTCTTGCCGGTCTTCGGCTGCGCCGCGCCGGCTCCGTCGCAGTTCTTGCACTTGTCCATGTCTACCTCACTCCGATCGGGGTTTCGGCCGGGCGTGCCGCACAGCCTTGAGCTGATTCTGCAACTCCTGCTCCTGCGCAGCAAGCTGCGTGACCGCCGTGTCGGCCCTTTCCAGGACCGCCAGGACGTCCCTGAGCGCCTGCACCCGGCCACGCTGCTCGCGGAGGGCGGCATCGTCGAAGGGGCTGACAGCCAGCCTCTTGAGCGCGTGCGTGTGCAGATCCGTGACCGCCTTGAGGAAGTCCTGGAAGCCGGCGGCGTTCTTGAGCGCCTGGGAGCGCCGGCCGAGGTTGATCGCCCGCTGGATGCTGTCGATCTGGTCCAGGATCGACCGCTCCTCCTGGGCCTCTTGGGCGCGGACGTCCCAGAACTGGTCGATGACGGTCATTCGGCCCCCCTGTTCGGCGCGCGGCGGCCGGCCTCGGACTTCGCCTCGGAGCCACCCGAAGCCTCACCTCGGTCGGTCTCGTTCCCTCGAACCTGGGGCGAACCCGGCTGCTGGCCCGGACCGGCCGCGCCGGGGATCGGCGAGCCACCGCCGCCCATCCCCATCTGCCCGGCCATCTGGGCCATCTCCATCATCGTCTTCTCCTGCTGGAGCTGGAGCAGCTCGACCTTGCGGTAGTGCTCCGCGACGTGGGCGCGGGCGCGCGCAGCCGTGCCCGGGCTGACCTCTTCGAGCTTCGCGAACCGCTCGCTGCCCATCGTCTCCATGTGGCTCAGGATGTGCCGCATGTCGTTGTCGTCGGGCTTGCGCGGCGGCACGTCGCCGTGGAACCAGCACTCCTCCTCTTCGGTGGGCGTCAGCAGGCCGGCGCTCTCCTGGGGGATGCCGATGAACTCGTCGACGTTCCTGATGTCGAAGCCCTGCTCCAAGATCATCGCGAGCAGCGGCACCATCTTGACCGCGCTGGGGCCATACATCTGATTGATGATCGGCGCGCGGTCGAGGATGTTCACGAGCTGCTGGACCTGGGTCTGCTTCGTCGTGAGCTTGTGGCTCGCGAGCGGCTGCACGAGGAAGCGGCCGAGCAGATCCTCGGGGCGGATCTCGAAGCGGTCGTGGAACTTCATGCCCATCGGGCCGACTTCGCGCACGACCTTCTCGTAGCTCTGGAACTGCTGGTTGTTCCAGGTCATCTGATCGAGCATCGGCTTGATGACGCCCTCCTCGAAGTTCATCACCATCGGCACCAGCCGCATGTTGGCCTCGTCGACCTCGGCCATGTGCTGAGTCGCGGTCTTGTCCTTCGCGAAGGGGTCGCCCGCGCCCATGCTCGGCGACGTCGCGCCGGTGGTCTCGCGGATGTCCTTGGTCAGCACGTTCTCAGCCTTGAGCGCGGCGTCGCTGACCTGCGCCGTCGAGAGCGGCATGATCGACTTCGACGGATCGGGGACGCGCAGCGTCAGGCCGGGCTGCGCGAGGAGCTGGCCGTCGGGGATGTTCGCGTCGTCGGCGACGGCCCACATCGGGTTCGCTTCGAGCTGGGCGGAGGCCATGAGCAGGTTGCGCTTCATGTCCTTCTCCATGCTCATGCGTGCGATCATCTCCAGCACGCCGATGCCGTAGAACTCGTCCTCCAGCGTGATCGGGCGCCACGCTTGGTAGGGCTTCTGCTGGTGCCAGAACGGGTTCACCGTGACGCGCACGACGAGCTGGAGCGAGTCCGGCTCGATCATCACGACGTTGCACATCTTGGTGACGTAGTTGCCGCTGTTGTCCTGGATGACCAGCGGCCCCCACCAGTCGATGACCGTGTAGTGCGGGATGTGCGGCGCCCAGCTCGCCTCGCGCGGGTCGAACACCCCGTAGGCGTAGCTCTTCCGCTCCTTGAACTCGTCGCCGAACGACGTGTCGTTCGTGCCGGGGTAGTCCTTGAGCGCGTCGAGGTTGAGCCAGTGGCCCATCTCTCCGAACTGCTTGACGCGCCAGTCCGGCCACGAGCTGCGATCAGCGCACCACTCTGCGTCGCCGATGCTGCTCGCGCTCGGGGACGTGAGGAAGTCGAAGATGCTGACGTTCTCGGTGGTGTTGCCGTCGAACACCAGCTCCTTCTGCTTGACCTCGGTGAGCTTCACGTCGGAGCCCATGCCGTTCTTCCGAGGGACGCGCTTCCCTGTGCGGTAGCGCATCTCGGCCTGCTCCTGCTTCCAGAAGCACTTCTGGATCGCGGTGCCGTAGATCAGGCCGTCGCGTAGGAAGTTCGCGACCTTCTCGATGTAGCGCGCCTCGCGTAGCTGGTCGCGACAGAGCACCTCCTGGCACTTCGCGTTGTCGTCGTGGTCCTGGCTCTTCCCGTAGAGCTTGAACCACCGCTCGTTCCCGAACAGCGCGCGCATCAGCTTCGGGTGGAACGTCTCGACCGCCTTGTAAGGCTCGGGGCTGTGCAGGCGCGTGCGGCCGTAGCTGAACTGGTCGAGTGAGTCGCCCCGGTAGAGGCGATACATGACCAGCCACTTGTTGCGCAGGAACTCCATGACGTTGAACACGTCCTTGATCCCTGCCGTGACCGCCATCTTCGCCTGCTCGACGACGAACTTGTTGTCGGCGAGGTTGGGGAAGCCGACAGACTCCTCGTAGAGCCTTGCCTGCTTCGCGAAGCCCCCGTCGTTGAACGGGTCCTGGATCAGCGTGTGCGGCGCGCGGTTCGGCTTCGTGTCTGGCTGGCGCGTGAACTTGCCCATCCCGCGCCCGGTCGCGAGACCGGCGACACCGCCCCGTGGGTTGGGAGGGGAACCCCCCGCGACCGTCCCTCCCATGCCCGGCTGGCTCATCGCTTCTTACCAGTCCCGCAGGGGTTGCTCTTCATCTGCGTGAACGGGTCGATCTTCTTGATCCGGTCGAAGTCGCTCGACTTCATCACCATCGACACCTTGCGCGTCTCGTTCGTGTCGTGGTTCAGACCCGCTGAGGGCTTGGGCTTGCTCTTCATCGAGGACCTCCAGGACGTCGTAGATCGGTCCGGTCCACCCGGGCCACAGTTTCGCTCGACCAGGATACCGCGACTGATACCACCTCAGCCAGTGGAGCGCACGCTCCGTATCGTAGAGCGAGCGCCTGCGCGTCACAGGGTTGTCAAGACCGAAGAAGTAGCCGGAGCCGGAATCGAGCGTAAACCCTAGCAGGTAGATGGGATCGCATCCCATCAGGTGCGCCGTCTGGATCATGTAGCACGCGCTGTTTCCGCCGGGGTGGTAAGGGTCGGTGATGCGCTTGGGAAGGAACGGCTCGACGATGGCGGGACGGAACACGCCGCGCTGATCGCGCGCGCCCGGCCCCGCGCGATCGATCGTGATCTCGCTGATCGGCCACTTCTTCTGCCCCACCATCCGGAGCTGCGCGCTGCCGGCGACCGAGTAGGCGCCCCCTCCGAAGATGTGCTTGCTCGCGATCACAACCAGGGAGTCGGGACATCGAGTGAGGAGGCTTCGCTCACTTTTCCAGACACCCTGGTCAACGACATGCCAAGCTGAGGGGACCATCGCTCGGAGCGTCCAGTTCGATCCAAGAACGATTCGATCCCGAGCGGCGAGCAGTCCTGTGGACTCAGCCAGTCCTCCGGCGGCCCCAAGAAGGAAAGCTGCTTGTCCTTGAGCGACTCCTTGAAGCCAGCTCGGATCAGAACCTCTGCGGCGCGGTGGGCATAGGTGTGCCGCCTCAAAACCTGTGTCGAACATGCCTGACCGATCGCCTCCGCTTCCTTGGGGTTCTCCAGGTAGTGCGTGACCAGCTCGTAGAAGTGCTCGGGCGACTCAGCGCGCGGAGCCATCGGGAACATCCGGTGCAGCTCGGAGCGGTGGTCATCCGAGACGACGAGCGTGCCGCACGACGCCATCTCCAGGAAGCGTGGGTTGACGTGGGCGGCCGGCAGGTTGCCATCGTTCCAGAAGCCCGTGCCCTCCTGCACCGGCATCTGCGGGCAGAGCTTGAGACCAGCAGGGATCGGCTCGTTGCCCCGCCCGAGCACGCGCTTCTTGAAGCACTCGCGAGTGATGACCGGCGATCGGTGGACGTTCAGCCCGACGACGCAGTTCGCGTAGAACTGCGGGTGCTTCGGGAGCGGGATCCACTTCGGGTGCCCCTTACCGACGGTGGTGAAGAAGCGGATGTCGGCGCCGTCGACGAGGCGGTCGATGGGCTCCAGCCACTTCTTGCGCGGGATCAGCGTCGCGTTGCCGAGGAAGAACGCAGGGATCTCTCGGATCAGCTCGCCGTCGTCGTCGAAGTAGGGGCGGTAGGCGAAGTGCTGCGTGTCGACTCCAGGCGGCAGGTAGAAGACGTTGTCGCGTCGACTTCGAGAGATCCGATGCGCCGCGACGGTGCATGGGTCCATCGAGAACACAAGGTCGAAGCGCGGCGAATACTTCAACGTCTCGCCGCTCTCGTAGGGCTCGTCGCAGAGGTAGACCGCAGTCTTC